TATAGGGAAAATATCTCAAAGTGGGTGGCTCACTGCTGATGCTCACAGATTGGATCATTATATCAGATGCTATGATAAAATTTTGATGTCATATTATGCTGTTCTATCCCAGAAGTTCAGAACAAGTTATAACTTTGAAAGTGAAGATCAAAATAACAAATCCATTGTTGAGTCATTATCATCTGATTCCACAAATATCTTAGGGATGATTATTTTAATTTATATGGAAGATAGGAGATCCACATCAAAAATGTTACAAAACACTAGATATTTGGTAATGACTTCAATCTCATTATACAAATATTATAATGATGTTATGGAGAAGTTTATAGAGCCAATAAGATCACCTCTTCAATTGTTTCTAATCAAAAAACAATTACTATATATAAAGATGTTAAAAAAATATCCACTCTATGATAATTACAAATATGGAGGTGTGCAATTTGACACAGCCACAAACTCATTTTTAGACACGAGAGGTGGTGCAACATTGAAGCTTCCAAGACCACTGATAACTGACACAACTTCGGAGTTGGCTGATTTCACAGAAATTCTTTGTGAAATGTATTTTACAATGTTGTTTAATAAGAACCAAGATGATCCAACTCATGCAAGTTTTCAAATATTATCAAAGATGTTGGAAGGTGAAGAGAATATAAAAAAAGTTAAACAGCAAAATATGCACCTAGGATATCACCCAGAAATAAATGATTTTGAGTATGCAACTAAAGTGATTAATTCACCAAACAATCATCAATTTTCAAGACGAGCTATAATAATAGGCATGAAGATCCTTCAAGGAAACATTGGAAATTCAAGTGGAGTAGATGTCACAGTTGCTAGTAGAAAACCCAACATCAACAAAACTCTTGATGAATTTGCAACATATAAATCAAGTGCTAAAGTTGATAGATTAGTAGCTGATTCAAAAGCAGAAAGACAAAATTCAAGAAGACGTTGTATTGAAGCTATTATGGACTTGCTTAAAAAAGGTCATAAAGATTCATTTGAAGTAGCCAATTCATTCAAAGATTTTGAAACAATTTTCCATATTTTCAAAAAAAACCAAATTGGGGGAGTGAGAGAGATTTTGATCTTGCATATAATAAATAGAATTTCTATAAACATTTTAGAAACAACAGCAAGAAACTTGTGTTACAATGATAATAGGGAAATGTTAACACATGGCCAAACAAAATTTGAATCAGTCAAAGAGGTTTTATATGATGTTAGAAAAAAAACTGGGAAAAGAATGTCATTGTTTTATAGTTTTGACAAATCAAGATGGGGCCCATCATTTGTCCCTATACAATTTCTATATTTGTTTACACCTTATAGAAAGCAATTAGGTCCTCTGTACTATTTCATCATTTGTACACTGATAAAACATCAGAATAAAAAATGTATACTTCCTGAGAGATTAATCAGAGCTTGGTTTTTGGATCCATTCAATCAATATCAACATCGTCACGATCAAAACTTACAGCATTTAAAAGAGAAATTTCTTAGAGATAAGGAGGTCTTTTTCACAAATGAGTCAAATATGGGACAGGGAATTTTACACTACACATCATCTTTACTACATGGAGCAATGTGCTCATTTAGAG